CGGAGTTTAAGTGTCACTTCTCCGTGAAGTGCGATGCGATCCAAGTGGTCCTTCTCAACTGTGCTATCGTCCGGATTATCCGGACGTCGCTCTAAGTTAAGAAGGCACTTGGAAAGCGCGGGATATCCGTCTATTCTGTCACTGCGATAGACTGGACTGGGTACCCATGCTTTTACTTCAAAGCGATGGAGACTATCGTTCCACCTGGTGGCAGAACGATAGCCCAGATAAGATATCCTCCCAAGTCCCTGTGATCTCGGAGATACGTAGGGTAAAGACCCAAGTATCCGACCCACGTGTGCAAACATGAGGGTTGCCGTATGCCAGTAACCTTTTAGGTAAAACTGGTTTCCGGTCTGAATCCAAGAGATCAATTCGGGAGCTTGTCGCCTGTTCTTAGGACGCAAACTACGAAGGTACGTAGGTGTTACCTCGTACCCATCATAGGCGTCTACTCCACAGGACTCTCTGAACTTTCCAGTCAGAAAGGTCTTGGAGTTATTCACCTTACAGTGGTACTTATGTAGGTGATCAGAAACAGATACCGCAGCATGTCTAGGGACGATTATATCGTCCCCATACACGAAGACGTCTCGGCTCACCTTATAAAGGTTTGCCGGACTTACAGGGAGATTATATGCATCCAACAGAGCCATTACACATATAGTGTAAAAGTACATGGCCTCTACTGGAAAGCATAGAGCACTTCCCATTGACGCAAATTTCCTGAGAGGGCCAATTACTTGACCATCAGGAAGCTCTGCGTACTTCGAACGGCATGCGTATATAGCATCGCGTAGTTCGGGATTACTCCCAAACATCCTAAGAGCTAAACTCAAAGGAACGCGATCGCTAGCATCGCTTAAGTCAATCGTTACAAATTGACCGTCGTGCGAAGACGCTAACGCCAGCCACTGGTTCACCGACTGGTCGGTAAAATTTACCTGACCACGGGAAAGCCAGTAGGTCTCAATAGACTCGTAAAGAGCCTCTTTGACAGCCTGTTGTGTGTACATATTACACACAGGCTCTATAGCGATAACGCGAGGGGACTTAAGCGTTTTAGGAACAGTGACAACCCTTACGGGTTGTTCATCATGTTCCTTCACGAACGTTACCTTCTCGAATGCCTCATCATCAGCAGCCAACAAATTGTAGGCAAAAGATAGATGAGGGAAGAAAGATTCGAGCCGTTCGTGCCAACGATCCCAAACGTATTTTGAATTACCTGAAATACGTTCGGCGGTCGCTCCGGGACCGTGCCTTGGAAGTAGCATGTCAGGCAATATATTGCCCAACATATTACCCCAAAGCACATCGGAGACCAAGCCAAACTGGCGAAGGTCTTCGAACGGAATGGAAAAATCGCGAAAGTCTTGCTCAACTTTGGCGAAGTTATTGAGAGCCTTAAACGTCCTTTCGGGCGAGCAAGGCACTTCCACCTTCTTGAAGAGCAGGCAGATTTGTCTGACTGCACTGACGAAGGTGGGGGTATTGACTTCGTCATAGATCCTCCCTGTCTCACGACAAAAGATGCGACTGACCATACCTTGCAGAAACGCAGGGATTGGTCCAGGTTTTCTGCGAGTTCCGATTTTTTCGAAACCGTGAAAATCTGTAGAGTCAACATACCCACGCTGCAAAGCCTTCTCGAGGTCTCTGCAGAAGTTGGGGAGGGAGATCGTTAAAAACGATAACCCTTCTTCTTTTGTCCGTGATATCATGGTATCGATATCACGTAAATCGGAGACCTTAGCGGGACACAGCGCGCAAGCGTCTTTATAGACGGCTAGCGCAACCTCAAGGCAGTCACTTGCATCTGATCGATGCTTGTCGCTTTTCAAGCGACCTCCTTTCTGGAGGCAAGCTATCGAGCTCATGTTCAGTGACATCGGCGAACCGGCGACCAGAACCTCAAAGGGGATCAAGTCCCCTCATCCAACGCGAAAGAACTACGACTCTTGGCCGTAGAGTTTCGTGACGTTGGTAGTAGACAACCAGGTTTTAAACCCGGCGATTTGCTGGTCCAGCTCCGTGGGCGTGAAACCATATTGTGGTCTCACGATCATCAGGGAGATGGGCAGTTCGTCCCAATCGTTGGTACTATCCAACGGATTGGTGACGATCTTGCGTTGGACGAAACGTACAGTTGTCTGTATGTCTCCAGACCCTTTTCGGGTCTGATGGTCTATGATGAGCTTCCATGTCTCATCCTGGTTGGCGTACGTGGCGGTTTTATCCCCCACGGCCACCCGGGCCATGTCCTTCGCACTAGCATTAACGGTAATGGTCTGTGGATCAGTGAACATGAGTTGACTCCTTAAGAAATGGCGTCAAGGTCATGGCGGAAGGGAGTGTGCCAATACTCCCAACCTGATATCCATAACCCGGTAGAAACTAGGGCGCGAGGTGCGATGCACCTAACGCTCCTAGAATCGCATACTGAATCCCACTCAAAGTGGTAGGATTCAGGGCAAAGCCGAATGGATTCACACTACTACTTCGACTTTTGCTAGTGGCTCCTGAGAACCACTGCATGTCATGTGACACGCCGCCACGATCGGTGAACACCTGACGGAGTTCATAGCCGATCCTGATGGTACGCATCAAGTAGAAGTACTGTGAGACGACCGCATCGGTTGCTATGTCTTGGAGCCGTTGAACGGTATCCCCGACATTAGTAAACCAATCGGCCATCCAAGTCCACGGTGTAACTTTGTAAAGCAACACTGGGTTCACATTTGCACCAAGTAATGTTACGTACTGTCTAACAGTACGTACAGCTGGATGCATAGGAACCCTGTTGTCGAACTCTGAACGGTAGAACTTGAACGCACCCTTATACCAAACACGAGTACTTTCTTTCCTCGTGACGGTATATAAAGGGGTGGTGCCAGGCATCGCTGCTCGTTGAGCAGTCGACGGCCCAACCGCCCACCCATTCCGGGTGTAGATCACGGACTCCTTCAGCAGTTCCTCCTCAGTAAACATCCGCTTCGACCATTTGTCGTTACCACGCATGGTGCGTTCGATGTACTTATCGCCATTAACGGCGACGTCGCACATACCAGTAACGTCTTTGACGAAGGGAACCCAACCAAATTGGTGATTGAGGAAGTGTCCACCTCCCTGACCGCTCCATTCGCGAAGTTGACGAGTTCTACTCGTAGACTTAGCAGAGTGGAAAACGGAAAGATGGTGAGCAACCGATGCCGGTACGCTTCCGCCACCAGCCCGCCATAGTTTGGCGAGACCGCTGGCGGTAGTTTTAAGCATATCCGGCGCGTCATGGATTTCCGCAAGGAATTGTCCAAGACCGGCGACCTCAACCTTTGGGCGGAGCTTGTTATAAGCTCGGTTACCGAGGCTGGAGAGATCATTGGGATTCCACGCTGACGTGACTGTTGGAACGATCTGGCCCATTGACGCCATGAACGACGACACTTCACTAGGGACGAACGGCTCGCAAAAGCCGCCCTCGTAAGTGTAGTGTTCGTGCCACGACGGTGGACCATCGTCCAAATCATAGTAAGCGTGATCTTTAATCCCAGTCGATATGCGCTCAATTTTCGACGCAAACAACGAACCACCTGATTTAAACGGGGGTCCTTCATGGAGTTCATCCATGCAGAACTGTTCCGTTGGTGGCGGGTAGGACGTCCCCCCAGAATAGATTTTCTGGGGCGTGCCCTTTTCTTTACCCGTTAACGTGTTAATTGTGTGGTATGTCCCCACCTGGAACTTTCCAGATGATGGAGCATCCACACGACGCCGAATTCGAGTGCCCATTCGATCCTCCAGACAAAGTTAGTGAATCATCCTGCCTTATAGGGAACCTTACCGCTAAGGCTCCAGGAGGCCCCGTG